CTTTTAGATGAATTTGATTATGGTTCATTTGTATTTCAAAGGAACTGGGAGTGGTTCTTAGCAAGAAATTTCAACCCATCACATAAAGTTGATTTTTTATCTGGTATGGTTGTTTAATTATACATGGGGGGACGCTTAAAATGTTCCCCTAGTATAAGCACTTAATTATTATGACTTATTCAACTCAAGACTTTAATAAAGACGTAAACAAACTGAGAGAATTAATCAGAAAATGCGAAGAGTTAGAGGAAAAAAAGGAAACAAAATACCTTTATAAACCTTTCAGAAATTCAACCAATTACAACACATGATGCAAGGATTTGATGAACACACTTACAACGAAATTCTCAAAAGTTATAACGAATCTGACTTTGAGTATTTTGATCTTAAAAACGATCTCTACTATCAGTTATTCTACGCATATAACGATATAGAAACTCAAGAAAATTAAGGTCAAATTGGGAGAAGAATCGCCCATTATAAAAGGATCTAATTGTTAGTAAGTGTGGGAACTTATTAACAGTTGTAGTTACATAGTGATGCTTATAGGGGAGGGAGTGGTTACCCTCTCTTTTTTTTACTTAATTGTGGAAAACTGGGCAAATCTGTGGAAAACTCTTTATTTTTATATTTTAAATGCTTAAATAAATAGGTATTGCTTTTTTATATGTCTTTTTAAATGTTGATATTTCTAGTGATCTTTGCGAGCAGTTTAGCACGAAGGCGGATAAAATGTCAAGAACCTCGGAATATTTTTGTGGGGATTTTGTAATTTTTATGTAATAAACCTTGACAGTAATTGAGAAAAGACTTATAATATATAATAGCACCAGTTTCACTTTTTTTTATGTCAATTAATTACTACAATTCTACTAGAAAAAGGTATCGCATTACGTTAGAAATTGAAGCAGAAGATGATTTTGAGCCTCGTAATATTGATTATAAGAAGTTGTTTAAAATACATGATAATGAGGACTTAAATTATTATATTGAAGACCTCTCAAACACAGTCAGTTTATAGTATAGGGGGCCCATTTAAAACAGTTTAATCGACCCCCCATTTATAAGTGTTACGATATAATAACAATATCCACAGTGATACCTTTTTTATTGGTATAATAGGTATATACAAACAACCATTCCCCGATTATTATGTTAACTGGAACATCTCTTATAAACAAAGTTATTGAACTCGCAGATCAGCCAAAGGCCGCTATTGTTGAGACTTGTGGCTATGCGACTGTTACAAAGGCGGGTAAGCAGAAATTAAACTATACTGACTTCTATATGGCCTTATTATCAGCAAGGGGGGTTGCCTAAATTGTTTCTATAATATAAGGAAGAGGGCTAGCATCTATCCTTATACAACACACACACTATAAGAGGATTCAGGCCATGGCCATGGATTTAGATGAGGCTATCATTCGACTTGAGGCTGCTAACACAGGCTCAGAACTGATTGAAGCACTTGATGAGATAACCGCAGAGGCTGAGGCTTATGCTTATATCTCATAGGGGATAAGAAGGCCAGCTTGGGAAACTGGCTTTCATAACAGAAAACTGAGGAACACTAAGGCTTGCAGCAATGCAGGCCTTTTTTATTGACAATATTGCAGCCTTATGATATAATAGCCTCATGATATAAAGGCTTCATGATTTGACACTCTTTTTATAATGGCGATTTGACAGCGATTTTCGCGTTGCCCTTATGTCGTCCGCGTCGCGATGCCCCGTATATAAAAAAGCAAACTACCCTAACCTACAGAGGTGACAAATCGAGATAGATATAAAAAATTACGGCCAGTAAAAATCACCTTATTACCTTTTCATATATAAAAAAAACCCCCAGTAAAAATCTTGTCCAATACTGCTTACCACATCTATCTTAAGGATCAATGTCTCTTCAAGGATTTAAGTCAAGATGAGTTTGATATTATATGGGGAAGGATATATAGATCTTATTTTACAGAGGACATAACTTATACAAAAGTGGCACTTGGGGGTGGTGTGAGTTCGGGTAACCTCCCAGAACCTCCGGGATCTGATTCTTATTGACATATACATAATCCTGATGTATAATTGAAATGAAGGATTTACACAATTATGGCAAAAGGATTCACCGTTAAAGCAAACACTCCGAAGGTAAAGAAAAAGGAAGAGTGGGATATCGCAGCAATTAAGCAAAGAATGAAAGGCAAGACAATTGTATTTTGTTTGCCCGGTAGAGGTTGCTCTTATATTTTCTTAAAGAATTTTGTACAACTCTGTTTTGATATGGTTCAGAATGGTATGAGTATACAGATAAGTCAAGACTACTCTTCAATGGTTAACTTCGCAAGATGTAAGTGTTTAGGTGCAAATGTATTACGTGGCCCAAAACAAATACCTTGGGATGGTAAACTTGAATATGACTATCAGTTATGGATTGACTCGGATATTGTCTTTGACACACAGAAGTTTTGGCAGTTATGTGATGTAGCAGTTCCTGCAGAGGGTGAAGAGAAACGTATAACTGCTGGTTGGTATGCAACAGAGGATGGTAAGACTACATCTGTGGCACACTGGTTAGAGGAAGATGATTTCCGTAATAATGGTGGTGTTATGAATCACGAGACTGTCGATTCAATGGCAAAGCGTAAGAAACCTTTCACTGTTGATTATACTGGTTTCGGTTGGGTGTTAATTAAAAAGGGTGTTTTCGAGAATCTTGAGTATCCATGGTTTGCTCCTAAAATGCAAGTCTTCGAGTCTGGTGCAGTTCAAGACATGTGTGGTGAGGATGTTTCCTTCTGTTTAGATGCAAAAGAAGCAGGTGATGAGATCTGGTGCGATCCTCGTATTCGTGTCGGTCATGAGAAAACGAGGATTATCTAATTATGACTTCTTCAGATAGAATAGCAGACGCTCTTGAAAGAATTGCTGATATTTTAGAAGGTAATAATCAAGATCGCGTCTCGGCCTCTCGTATCTCGAATAAATCAGAGAAGTATGGGAGTAAATTAAAAGCAAAACCAGTGAGAAAAGTGTAATGAACAATATTGCACTTGAATTAATCTTTTGGGTTTCTCTTTCTCTCTATATTTTAACTCGAATGGGGGTTTTCAAAAAGGGAAAGAGTCGAAAAAAGGGATATTCTCGAAAAAATAAATAAAAAAATCGTTTTTTCTCGAAGTGAATAAATAAAAGGGACAACTTAGTCCCTTTTTTAGTAAAAATAAGTAAAATGACTGCTTCTAATGACTTTTTAGACAATTTGGGTAACCATCAGCATCAAAAAATGCTTCGTGAAATTAATAATGATGCGATTACACCTAAAAAACGTGATTCAAAGGTGCAAAATGACCTTTATGAGAAGAAAGATGATGATGATTTCTATGAGGGACTCGATTATGATGATCAATCATACATTTAAGCTGATAAATAACTATTATTAGTAAATTTCATGCCATTAGAAAGGGTAAGTCAAGGTTTTAAGGATATTAGTATGTCTTTTGAGAGTAATCCTCTTACACAAGACCTAATTGCACTTAAAAATGAAAATGCGATTGCTCGCTCGATAAGAAACATCGTTTTTACATCTCCGGGTGAGAAGTTTTTTGAACCCGATTTTGGATCTGACGTTGCTGAGTCTCTTTTTGAGAATATGGATGATATTACAGGTAGTTTTATCGAGGATCAAATACGTCAATCAATTGATGAGTTTGAACCAAGAGTAAGATTAATGGATGTAATAACAAATGCTAACTTTGATAATAATGCTTTTGATGTAACTATTCGATATGAAGTTGTAGGGGCAGATGTTCCTCCACAACAATTAGAATTCGTGCTGCAACCAACTAGATAAAATGTCCTTAGTCAACTTTACTAATCTTGATTTTGATCAAGTTAAGACAACTCTCAAAGAGTATTTACAGGCAAACTCAAATTTTACTGATTATAACTTTGAGGGATCTAATTTATCGACGATTTTAGACGTATTAGCATATAACACCTACATAACATCTTATAATGCGAACATGGTTGCCAATGAGGTCTTCATTGATAGTGCTACATTAAGAGAAAATGTAGTTTCATTAGCAAGAAACATTGGATATTTACCTCGTTCAAGGACTGCAGCAAGAGCAACAGTCACTTTTTTCGTAGATTGTAGTAATATTACACCAGCACCATCAAATTTAACTCTGAATAAAGGGCCTGTAGCAGCAACTTCCTCTGCTTTTGGTAGTTCTTCACTTGTTTTTTCGATTTGTGAAGATATTACAGTGCCTGTTAAGGACGGAATTGCAAGATTTAACGATATTTACATATATGAGGGTACTCTTTTGACCTCAGAATTCACAAATTCTGCTGCAGATTCAAATTTAAGGTTCATTTTACCGAATACTGGTATAGATACAAGTCTAATTAAGGTAAAAGTGAAGAATAATTCATTTACAACAACCGGAGTTAAGTATAGTTCTCAAGATAGTCTCTTTGATATCACTTCTGCATCAAAAGTTTTCTTCTTACAAGAGATTGAAAACGAAAGATATGAGTTATTTTTTGGAGATGGTACATTTGGACAGAAATTAGATGAGGGAAATGTTGTAGAAGTTGATTATATTGTCTCAAGTGGTGACGGTGGTAACGGAGTTCAGAACTTTCAGTTTGCGGGTAAGTTAACATATACAAGAAATGCGACTGAGTATACTGTTTCATCAGGTATTTCTCTATTAAGCACTGGATTACCTGCATCTGGTGGTGAACAAATTGAAAGTGTAGACTCAATTAAGAAGTTTGCACCTCGAATTTATGCATCTCAGAACAGAGCTCTAACTTCAAATGACTATGAGACACTCATTCCGACTAAAATTTACCCAGAAACAGAGTCAATTTCTGTTTTTGGTGGTGAAGACTTAGTTCCACCTCAATATGGAAAGGTTTTTGTGAGTATCAAACCAAGATCTGGTGATTTCTTACCAAATTTAATTAAAGAAAACATTAGATTAAGGTTAAAAAAATATGCTGTAGCAGGAATTGTACCAGAAATTCTTGATTTAAAGTATCTTTACATCGAAGTAGACTCAAAAATTTACTTTAACAGTAATTTAGCACCATCTTCATCTGATGTTGCAAGTCTTGTTCAATCAAATGCCACACAATACGCAGAATCAACTGAGCTAAATAGATATGGAGCAAGGTTTAAGTATAGTAAGTTTTTAAATATCATCGATCAAAGTCAAGAAGGAATCACTTCCAATATCACAACTCTCAAAATGAGACGAGATTTAAGAGTTTCTTTAAATTCATTTGCTGAATATGCAATTGGATATGGTAATGAATTTCATATTAAGGATATGAGTGGGTATAATATTAAGTCATCAGCATTTTTTATCGCTGGAGTGAGTGAACCTCTTTATATTGGAGATATTCCTAGCACAGATAGAGAGACTGGATCTTTATTTTTCTTTTCTGTTCCAAGTATAAATTCAACATCACCCGTAATTGTTAGAAGAAATGTGGGAACAATCGATTATATGAAGGGTATTATAACTTTAAATCCAGTTAATATCGTATCTGGTAAGATTAAAGACGGACAATCAATAATTGAAATTGAAGCAATTCCACATTCAAATGATGTTATCGGATTACAGGATCTTTATTTGCAACTAGATATAAGTAACAGCAATTTTGAAACTGTTGTTGATGAAGTATCTTCAGGATTAGATCCTTCAGCATCAAATTATATTGTATCTTCAAGTTATGCAAATGGAATATTGGTACGTGCTGGTGGTAGAAGCGATATAACAAGTGGTACTACACCTACAACTACAACAGCAGGATCAGAAACTTCTTATGTTCAAACAAGTTCAACAACAACTACAAGTTCATCAAGTGGATCTAGTTATTCATCTCCATCAGGTTCATCAAGTTCGGGTTCATCCGGTGGCGGTGGCGGTGGCGGTTACTAGAGGACTAACATAACAAAATGACAGTTTCAAGAGTCAAGCTTAGTAATATTGTTCAAAGTCAATTACCTAATTACGTTAGGAATGATTTTCCGTTAATATCTGAGTTTTTAAAATCTTACTATCAGGGGCAAGAGTTTCAAGGTGCTCCACTTGACTTAATTCAAAATATTGATCAATATATAAAAATTAATGAACAGACTGATTTAACTGAACAAGCAGTTCTTAATGCTGATATTACTCAGTATGATAAAACAATTACTGTAGAAGCATTTCCGAATGGTACAAATGGGTTTCCAGACTCATATGGACTTTTAAAAATTGATAATGAGATAATTACATACACTGCAAAAACTGCAACATCATTTACTGGTTGTGTTAGAGGATTTTGTGGTATTACAACTTATAGAACAGAAGGGAATAATGGAGACCTTAGTTTTAATACAACAGATGCAGCTGCTCATGAGGGTAATTTATATGACTCAGTAACAGGTGAAATAACTCGTGAAGGATCTAAGATTCAAAACTTAACTATTCTTTTTCTAAAAGAATTTTTAAAGAAAACAAAAAATCAATTATTACCCGGATTTGAAGATCGTCAATTATCTTCTAATATAAATCAAAATATTTTTATAAAACAAGCAAAAGATTTTTATTCAAGTAAGGGCACTGATAGATCCTTTGAGATATTATTCGGTGCTTTATACAATGAGAGAGTTGAGATTGTAAGACCAAAAGATTTCCTTTTTACTCCATCAAATGCTAATTTTAGAATTACCAATGATTTGGTAGTTAAAGCATATGAGGGAGACCCATTAGACTTAGAACAAGCAACACTATACCAAGATACTTTTGGAGACCTTACAAAGGCATATGCACCCGTTACAAACATCGAAAAGATAGAGGTTGGTGTAGGTGAAACTTATTATAAAATGTCTATGGATGCCGGTTATAATCGGGATTTAAGAGTTGATGGTGCTATGTATGGTGTATTCTCTGTTCATGCCAACACTAAGGTAATCGGTGATGTTGCAATTGGACAAACTGTTATAGATGTTGACTCAACAGTGGGATTTGCTCATTCAGGTAATCTAGATGTAGTCTATAGTGATTCAACAATTGGTATTGTATCTTATAATCATAAGACAGTTAATGAGTTTCATGGAGTATCAAATGTTGTAGGAATAATTTCTGATAAAAGTGATGTTGGAATCAATACATATGCTTACGGTTTATCTTCTAAAGATCAAAGTGAAACTGTCAAAGTTAAAATTACATCTGTATTAACAAAATTAAATTATCCAAATGATACTTATTATTATTCAAGAAACAATACTGCAAGAATTAAAAGTTTAGGTGTAAAGGATAGTAACTTTAAATCTAGAGATTGGTTTTATAATACTGCACCAATTTACAATGTTGCTGATATAGAATTATTAGATGTTTCAGATTATACATATAAAATTAATTTAACCAAACTTCATTATTTTAGAATTGGTGATGCTGCTCAAATTGTAGGATCAGATGGTGTCAAAAAGTCAACAACTATTGTTGATATATCTTCGGCAACATCTTTGACTATAAGAGGTCAAGGATTCTTATCTCTCACTGACACTTATACATTTAAAAGAAATATACTT